CCTGCGGAATCGCCCGGGCGCCCGCTTCATGCGAAAATCCGACAGGATGGTCACGTCGAGCGAATCACGCTCGAAGCTGACCGAGATGTTCCGCACCGGGAACGTGGATGCACCGCCTGCGTTGAAGTTCAGGCTCACGGTGCCGCCGAATCCGATGATCGTTGCCATGTCAGGTTTCTTTCGCTTGGATGGTTGCGGTGATGGTCACGGTGCGCTCGGCGTCCTGCTGCCCATCGTCGGGCTGCTCCGCCGAGAGCGTGAACGACAGCGCCGTGCACTTGATGTTGATGGCACTGCCGGGGTCGGCGTAGTTCGGGTTTGAATCGATGTAGTCGGCAATGTCCGATGCCAGGGCGACGGCAGCTTGCACCGTGTCGGCAATGCATGCGATCGTCGCCGTGACGTTGTAGTGCGGCTTGGCACCGTATTCGCCCGGGAAGAACATGGTCGGCTCGACGGTGTGCTCGTAGACGGCGATGGGCGTCGGCGTCCCGGCCGGGCGCATGGACGGGTGCGCGTTCGAGCTACCGGCTTGTGCGGCCGTGTCGATGTAGACGTGTATGGCCTCGGCGATCGCGACGTAGCTCATCGGAGCGCCTTTCGTGCTTCGACGAGGATCTGGTCGGCGATGTCGTTGAACATTTGCTTCACCGATGCATTAGCCCACCGACGGCTCCGGAACGACCCGGCGACCCTGACGCCGCGAATGCCGAAGATGCGCTTGATCTTCTGGACCGTGGTCATGTTCTTCCGCTTCGGTCCGGTGTGGCGAAAACCGCTTTCGAGGAGGTGCCAGACCTTTTGCATTCCCTTGCCGCGCTTTCCTGCGTAGTCGACGCCGATGGCAAAACGCTGCGTCGCCATCTTCCCGCTTCCGGCGCGTCGCGGTCCGTCTAGTTTGATCGAGTTAGCGATGGCGCGGCGGTGGAGCTTCTTGCCCTTGTATTTGGCGGTCCGCCACTCCTTGACGAGCTTCTGGATGTACGGCTTCGTCGCCTTCCTGACTGCACGACGCTCGATCCCGGCGATGAGACGTCGCGGGAGTTTTTCGAGGATCTCGGAAACTTCCCTTCGGTCGACGGTAACGCTGACCTTTCCGAACTTGGAGACGCTCACGGCAGCACCTCCGTCGCCTCGATCTCGAGCCGCCGCTGGCGATTGTCGCGGTCGTAGCAGCTGCGGAGGTTGAAGTACCGGGTCGTGATGCCGTCGAGCCACTTGAGACGGCTGCGGGTCGTGACCGACGGATGCCAGGCGGCGAGGATGCGCCAGTCGGTCCTGACGGCCGGTCCGCCATCGTCCATGACTTCCGACGTGTTCATCTGCTCCGCATGCACGGCGATCATGGCGACGTCGGACCACGTCTCGGTCTGCTGCCCGAAGGCGTCGACGGAGACGCTGCGGTTCTGCACCGTCATCACCAATCGGAGCATGCCGCCTGGCACGTGCGTCATCCGATGCCCTTGCCCATCATGCCCGAGATGCGGTCCCAGTAAGTCGAATCAAGAGCTACCGTATCGTCGCCGCGGCTCTGGACGTGGTGCGTGACGCGCTGAAGCAGCGCCATTTCGAGCAGCGGATTCAGCGTGTTCGTGCCGCAGCTGACGGTCAGGATCGCCGGATACTCCACGCTCACGTCCGCGCCGACCGTGTCCTCGTCGATCTTTGCGTACTGGAGCCCGTTGATCGTGAAGAGCTTCAGCGACCGGGTCACACTTGCCTCGTCGACCACGCTGACGGCCGTCACCGGCTGACGAGAGAGAAGCACCAGCTTCTCCGTGTTGCTCGGCTCGACGCCGACGTACTGCGTCCTGCTGACCGGGTCGACCACCCACCCGGTCCGCTCCTCGAGCTCGCGCACGGCCGCCTCCCAGGCGATCTGGATGGCCGGATCGTCCTCGGTGTGCGGAATCCGCGCCCAGGCTCGGAACTTGGCGAGGTCAAGTGCCATTCAGGCTCCTGAAGCGGGGGGACCGGCCGTCGAGCCGGTCCCCCTGCCGATGGGAGGAGAAGAATCAGGCGTTGGTGACCTGGAGCTGCACCAGGCTCTTCACGCGGGTGAAGGCCGAGTTCGCGAACGCCATGCCCTGGAAGATCACGCGCGCGCTGCTCGCCGCCGTGAGTTCATCGCGAATGAGTCCCACACCGCCCCATTCCCGCACGGCAAACCCTTCGGAAATGTTGCCGAGGACCGCAACCACGTTCTTGCCTGGGGTCGTCGCGACGTGCGCCGGCAGGTACTCGGTCACGTAGACGGGCAGGCCCATCAGGGTGAACGGAGCCGCGCCGACGAGCGCCGCGTCCGCGGACGGAACGAAGATCGGAACGTTGTTCACCAGGAGCGCGGCGATCGCCGCATAGGTGTCCTGCGGAAGGATCCACGCCGCCGAGCCCCAGTAGGCCGCGGGGAGCTTCGTGTATCGCATCTCGGAGAGCTTCGCCACGGTCGCACCGGCCGTGATCGCGAGGGCACGGGTCGTGCCGGTCGACGTCGCGGTGGTGATGTTTACGTTCGCGTTGACGGTGAAGATGCCCGTCGGCGAGTTCGTGCCGGTGCCGCCGATGTAGCCCCACTCGAGGTTCTTGGCGAGCTGGCGCTGAAGCGAGTCCATCACCTCCGCCTCGACGTCGAAATTGGCCTGCCGGATCAGCTGCTGCGACACCTGGGTGAACGGGATGCACGGCACCGGGGACAACGGCACCTCGACGAAGGCCGGGTCGATCGACGTGCGGGCCGTCGTGCCGGTGTCGGGCTGCGTCCACGCAGACGTATAGTCCGCCGTGGCGAGGCTGTTGTAGCGCAGCGTCGGGTAGCCCTGAACGCCCGTGCGGAGGTCGGCGAGGTTGCGGACCACCGTATTTGCGTCGAGGTACTTCAGGATGCCGTCCTCGTACAGCTTCGGGATGAGGACCGAGCTCGACGAGGTCGAGATGATCTCACGCTGCTCGGGGGCGCGGCCGCCCTTCAGGTAGCCGAGGAACTGCTCGCGGTACTCGCCGCTCGCCCGCCACTCGATCGCCTGCTCGCGCTTCTCGGTGACGATCTTCGAGGTCGCCGCGTGACTCGCGAACTTCTCGCGCAGCTCGGCCGCCGAGCGCTTGTGGTTCAGGTCCTTCAGCTCGTCGAGCAGCTCGTTCGCACGGGCCTCCTGCTCGGCGGAAATCTGGTCGTTGGCGAGGATGCCGTTGACCTCGGTCTCGATGGCCTTGCGGCGCTCAATGATCTCGGACTGCTTCATGTGTGGAGCCTCAGTCGCAGACGAAGCCTGGCGAGAGCCGGGCTGTAGGTGCGTGCTTCGGCGAGCGTCTGCGGATACGCGCCGTTTTCGACAATGGAAACCTCGCGAAGATCCACCTCGCGAAGCGTCCGCTCGGAGCCGTTCCAGGCGTCCGACCGGACAAAGAATCCGAAGCTCATTTCGGCCAGCACCCCCGCGTCGACCAGGGCGCGGACGTCACGCGCCTTCTGGGTGTCGGGGAGCTCGACCTCGAATGCCAGGCCGCGCTCGTCAGAGCGCAGGGAGAGCAGGCCGCTCTTGGTGTTGGCGAGCAGCTCGCGGCGGTCGTGGCCGACGAGGAGCGACACGTTGCCCGCGAGGCTGCGGTCGAACGCGCCAGCCGCGACGCGCTCGACGAACGGCTTGCCGTTGTTGACGCCACGCACGACGAGCGGATGGCTCGGCGCGTCGTACACGGCCGCGTAGCCGCCGAGCTTGTTGCCGGAACGCTCGAAGGACGTCGTGCGGACCTCAAGCATTGGCGTCCCCTTCGGCCTCTTCGTTGTCCGGGCCGACGGCCGCGGATGCGCCACCGGGCATGGTCATCCGCGGCTCGTCGAGCCCGGCGACGGGCGGCAACCCGAGGTAGTGCCGGGCGTCGTTGGGTGACATGATCCCGGCGAGCACGAGCTTCGAGAACGCCATGCCCTGGTCGCGGAGGTTCCCTCGCGTGATCGGGGTGACGTCGATGCGGACATGCTCGCCGGGCCGGCAAAGCTTGCGCGTGAGCTCCGACTCCCACGCGCTTGCCCACGCGGCGATCGCCCCGTCGGCGTATGCGCGAGCGGTCTCTGCCTGGCTCGAAAGTGCGCCGCCGCCCTGCTGAAAGAGCATCTCCGGCGGGACACCGAATGCGCGGGCGATTTCCTGCACGGAAAACCGCCTGGACTCTAGCATCGAGCTCGAAGTCTCCTGGCTGATCTTCTCGGCGGTCATGCCCTCGCGGAGGATGAGCGGCCGGGACGCGCCGTCGGCGGTCGCATGCATGTTCATCCAGGCGTCGCGGATCGCCTGCACCGTCTGGTCCGACATTGCGCCGGGGTGCTTGATCGCGACCTTGCCCATGCTGCCCGTCTTGACGAGCGAATGGTGCGCGCCGTTCTCGTCGGCCGCGAGCTGCATGGCCTGCCTGGCCGCATCGAGCGGCGACCGGAACCAGACGGGATTCAGGTAGTCGGGGTAGCACCCGACGTGCAGCACCTGGTCGGCAGCGAGCTGCACGTTCCCGATCCGGTAGACCGGGCCGTCATCGGTCGCCTCGCCCGTCAGGGCGTCGGCGGGCACCGGCTGAAGCTCGGCGACCGAGCCGTCGGAACCTCGCTTGATGATCGCGAGGCCGTTTCCGTGCGTCAGGGCGACTGCCGTCGTGTAGCGCCGGAACTCGTACCCGGACTGCCACCGGCTCGCGTCCCGGTTCATCAGCGCCGCGACCGGGTGGTCGGCGATGGCCTGCATCTCGGAGTCGTAGACGGTGACCGGCAGCCGGGCGATGTCGGCCGAGATCAGGTTCGTCGCACGGACCACCGCGGGGATCGCGTCGGCCGGTGACGTGACGATCGGCTCGGGCCGCGTGTAGATCGCGACGCCTGACTTGAAGCCGAAGAACCGTGAGAAGAAGCCCACGGTCGCATAGAACACAAGTGCCCAAAATCGTCAAGGCCTAATCAGGCAAACATGGACTATCCGAGCGGACAGTTTGACGCGCTCAATCCGGTCACCGTTCGCACCTGGTGGTGTTCCATCAGCAGCGCCGCCATGTTGCCCGCGACCACCGCGTCGGTGTTGCCCGCCGAGCGGCCCTTCACCGGCCGCACGTTGCCGACGTTGTCGGCGATCAGGCGCACCGCGTTCAGCGCCGCCCGCAGGACCGGGTCAGGCTCGTAGAACAGCTGCCGACTCTTGAGGAGGTCGCCCCAGAGCTTCCATGCCGGTGCCATGGTGCGGATCGACTGGTCGATCGGGACGATCGGCCATCCCTTGTCGGCCCAACGCTTGATGTCCTTTGCCTGGCTTGGGTGTGGGTCCACGCCGATCTTTTGGACACTAAATCGACCCATCAAGTTCTCGATCTCTGCTTCCACGACCGCCATGTCGTGCCATTCGCCCGGCATGCGGCGGAGGTGCCCCTGCTCCACCCACGCGCCGAGCGGCTGCTTGCATCGCTTCTCGTCCCGCCCGAGGTCCGTCCCGGCCCACCAGGAGACGTTCCGCGCCCGGATGACGCCGCCATCGACCACGGCCAAGCACAAGGTCGTGAGGTCGAGCTGCGGGCCGTAGCCGCCGCGGCTGAGGTCGAGGCCGATCACGGCCGGGGCGCCCTGGAGCCGGGTCCAATCGGACGGCTGCATCTGGCGCTCGAGCACCCCGAGGTCGATGTCGGTGGTCGCGAGTTCGTGGTACCGGCAGGCCAGCTGCGTCTCGAATTCGGCGATTTGCGCCGGGTCGCCGGATTCGAGCATCGTCCGCGCCGAGAGCTCGAGCTGCCCGGGGTCGATGATGACGTTGAGCGCCGGATGGGCTTTCGGCCACGCGGCGGGGTCCGCGGCCTGGTCGTCCTGCTCGAGCCCGTACAGCATCGGCCACCACCCGGCCGGATACGGTGTGCCGTCGGCGATCGCCCGCTCGAGGGCGTCCCAGTAGCCCCAGATGGGCCGCGTCTTCTGCTCCGGGTCCGGCGTCGTGATCGCGAGCAGCTGCGACGTCGGGAACTTGGCGAGCCCGGTGAGCAGCCTGCCGAACGCCTTCTCCATGCGGGCGACCTCGTCGGCGATCACCATGCGCGTCGTGAGCCCGTCGAGCGCCTTGTCGGTGCATGGCAGCGAGATGTACCGATTGTTCCCGTGCCGCACCCGGCCCGGGTGTGCTGGCGTCGAGCCGCCGGTCGACTTCCATTCGGCGATGCCGAGCGTCTCCGACATGACGGCCATGCGCTCAAAAGTCTTCTGGGCGAGCCTGGCGTCCGGTGCCACCGAGGAGAACTCCAGGCGCGTCGCCGGATCGGCCATCTGGCCCATCAGCAGGCTTGCCGCAAACTCGGTCTTCCCGTTGCCGCGGGCGACCGCGAGCAGCAGCGCCTTCGTCGCCGGTGTGTCGGACCGGCGGCCGTCGACCATGCGCCGCCTGGCGAGGAGCACCATGGCGACCATGCATTGCCACGGCATCCAGACGAGCGGCTGCCCTGCACCGGCTTCCGCGCCCTGCCCGCACGTCAGGGCGAATGCCCTGGCCTGCTCCGCCCGAGCCTCGTCCCACCAAACGTTGTGGTCGCCCGGCTTCGCCCGCTCGGCGAGGTAGCGGCGGCATGCGTCTCGGACGCGGGCATTCGCCACCGTGTCGCCCGAAACCACCGATTTCGCGTAGGCGTCCGCTTGGTCGGCGCATAAACACGGCCCCCGCCGATGCTTGCGGCGCGTCTCTGTTTGGACGG